TTTGATATGCGTACCGGCGAACGTGAAGAGGTACAGGGTATATATATTTACGGCAACGGTAACGTTAGTAAATACGACGAAGATGAATTTGGTGCTTACGGAACTATAAACCCACGAAAAGTAGTAGTGGAAATAGAAGAAAGTCCCGAAGAAGTGAGCGAGGAAAGTCCATTTTGACTAAAAAACTTCCCCCGACCGCGCAAATTTTTCTAGATCATTTAGAACTTGGTTTGGAATGTTTCGATCTAGATTTAGCCGATTATCAACCTTTTTATCTAAAACATAAAGAATATGGAGTCGGCTGTTCTTTTTCTCAACTTAAAAATAACGTCGGTCATACGAGCGATTGTATAGCTAAAAATTCTCTTATTGTTTCGGGTTCGGGGTTGCATTTCGCCGATTCTAAACTTTTACCTTTTAGTAATGAACAACCTCCGACTCACTTAGCCCTATTAGTTTTATCTTCTATGGTTAAAGATTCTCCGCTTCAATTTATTTGCGAAAATTGCGATTAAATGACTATTTCTATAAATACCGGACAAACTTACACTCCGACTTTTTTACAAGGTTTAGCGGAAGGTGTTTATATAAATGAGACTTTAGATGAAAGAAGCGAAATAGAAAAGCTTTTTGGAATGTCCGAGCAAGAGATATTCGAAAAATTTGGAGTTAGTTTCAAAAAAAACGAAATATCTTTTCACGGACAAACTACTTATGAAATAGAAAATGATGCCGAAGCTAAAATATGGCTTATAAAAAAAGGTTTTATAAAATACGTTCGGGGAAAAGAAGTATGGAATGACGAAGCTATCGAGGAAGGTTGGGTTAACGGTTGGACCCCGCCCGTAAAAGCTAAAGCTAAAAACAATAGAGGTAAAGGACACGTTTACTTTGTAAAAAGTAAAAATTTTCACAAAATAGGTTCTAGTTCCGCCGCTCAAATTCAACGTCGTATAAAGTATCAAAAACCGATGGAGATACTAGCGGTTAGTCCTAAAATAGAAGATTATCGTAAACTAGAAAAAGAACTTCATCATCATTTCGCAGATAAAAGAGTATTGAAATATGAAGTCTTTGAAAACTTAAATGAAGCCGATATAGAATATATTATGAATAAACTAGGAAACAAGATAGCGATAAAAATATGACTAACGAAAAAACGCCTATAGGTTTTAAATTAAAAAAATTAAAGGAATTGAGGAGAAAAAAATTAGAAAAAGATTTATTAGAAATTCATTTAAAAGGTTGCGATCATCTCGTAGTAATAGATGAATTTAATAAAGCGAGTATCGTAGCTAAAGACGGGACTTGGATTATCGAACATATTAGAACCGCGATTTTAAAATATAATATAGAAATCGAAAAAACTTTAGATATGGAAGTTAAAGATTTTAGCGATAAAGAAATTAACGAATACGAAAAAATTTACGAATAAACCTAAATCTCTGTTTTTTAGTTTCAAAAACGGCATTCAAAGCTTCTAATTCTACTAAACGACCTAACATCGAGGCTAAAAAAACGTCTTGCTTCATTTGATGTCTTACTAAATGAGTGCAATATCGTTTTATAGAATCTACGTCGTCGCTAGCCATAATTTCCCTACAACGTAACTCTACCGATAGTTCTAGTTCCGCCGGAGCGGGTTCTATATCAATATTTAAAAATTTAGTTACTTTCATTTATCAGGGAACAATTGTTTTTCTAAAATATCGACCGCTTTATCGTCTAATTTATTTGTCGTCTGGGTAGCTATCGTCCGTAATAGGTCAATTACCAAGCGTTTTACAGCCGTAGTAGTAAAGAACCTTAGTAAAATCGGCTTTAAAATCTTTAACATAAATTTTTGTGTGTGTCTTTCCTAACTTATCAAAGAATGTTAAATTTGGCATATACTACCTTTAAAAGCGGTGGTCATCTCGTTTTTTCCCCAATAGGTAGTATTTTTTATTATGGAAGAAAAAGAAAAAGAAGGTTTTGATTGGGGCGATTTATTCGGTCACTCCGTACGTTTTTTAATACTTACTTGGAGCCTTTCGATGATGACTTTAGGATATATGGGAAAAGTAAGAATAGATGGCGCTTTTACCGCCGGACTCGTAAGTGGAGTTTTGGGTTCGTATGGAATTTCCGTCGGACAAAAGAAAAGTGGCAATAATAACACTAACGGACCTAAAATAGTAGATAATAAAGGTAATAACGTCGGTATTAAATGAAAAAACTAATTACGATTCCTTTTTTACTACTTTTTTCGAGTCCTTGTTTTGCTAACGGAGTACCGAGTTGGACAACCGGCTCAAGTAACAGAACCGAAAATACTACACAAACTATAACTCGTACCGTCGTGACGGAAAAATACGGGTCGGCGCTAAATACTTGGGAAGCTTCAAATATTTCCGTAGCGGCATCGGCGGGTATAGCCGGAGGCGACGCCGTTTTTACCGTTAAAGATGATACGGCGGATTGGTCGCTTAGTATTACTACTAGAGCGGCAAGCCAAATGACCGAAAAAATTACATTAAACGATGCGATCACGACTACTAGCGTTATCACTTCTCTCAGCGTGTTTAGTCAATAATCCTATTAGGGCCGAAGGAGATACAAACGTAAGTGCGCAACCGAACGCGGTAGGCAATTCTAGTATTATTAACCAAAATATGAACGTTAATAACGGAATGACCGGTAAATTACAATTCGGAAATCTAGTTTGTAGTCAGCCTACGATGGCTATTACACCTTTTTATACCGGTAACGATGCCGAAAATCCCGAGAGTGAAACTTATAGTATTAACGAAGGTTGGGGCCTTCAAATGTCTTTTATGATTCCTTTAGGTACTAATAATCAAACGTGCGAGGAACTAGCAAAAGTAAAGCTAGAGTTAGCCAAAGAAGAATTAGACAAGCAAGTCCATGATAAGCAACTAGTGCGTATTTTGAAGTGCGGGCAACTTCACGCATCGGGTTATATGATAAATCCTAAATCCAAATTCTCATATATTTGTAGCGATGTAATTAATATACGAAGTTATGTAAAAGCTAATTCCGAAAAATTTAAGTAGCTAGTTTAGACGCCACAAACGGGTTGTGTACTCTAGCTACGTTTATTATTATCCATTTTATCTTTAACATTCGCAACTTCTTTTTTAAGAATTTTCGTGAATATTTTCTTAAATATTTTTTTTATTTGATTCAATACCGCTTGCCCCGCTATACCCCCCGCTACGGAGACTACGGACGCCGTTCCCGCCGCGATAACACTAGAAGCTATAACTTCGGGAGCGGGGATTGGGAAATCGCCAAAAAAAGGTATATTAAAAGTAGCTACGGTTTCTAGATTTGAAGTATTTTCTAAGTTTTGCGGGAGGTTGTTTGGTATCTGTTCTGGGTCTATATTTAGCTCTTCCGATTTTGATTCCTCTTTTTTTGAAGAAGTCTCTACCCGATCTCCCTCCAATCCCGACTCTACCTGTTCCAAACTTGGAAGAAGAAGCGGGTCTAGATAAGGTTCTTCCACAATCGGCGGATAGAATATTGTTGTAGGCGGATTGAGTATATTGTCCGTGTGCGGTAAATTAGGGTATATTATTTCGTCCATAAATGTTTAGAGAAATTCTATACAAATGCGCACCGGTTTTTACTTTGACCGTGTTGTTTTTAGTGGTAAGTTTGTCTCCTCTTTATCTTTTAGGAGGGATTCTGATTCGATCTTCTTCAATAACATCTCCTTCGCCTGTATCCCGCCCTGAATAAGTAATATAGTATTACTTTCTTCTTCTAAAACTTTTTGCGCTTGATTTTTAGTTTGAATATGTTTATTTAATTCTTCTTTCCATTCAAGAAGTTGTTTTTCAATTAAATTTTTCATCAGCTTAAACTATCGGGGGTTTCGGGATATTGAGTCATATTAGGAGTTCCATCTTCTTTGAAAGAATATAAAGTAACTAAAGATGCGGTATCGGAGCAAGCATCTATTTCGGCTTCTCTAGTAGCATTAGCGGTTCTTACGGCATCACGATAAGTAGAAATAGTAGAAGGTATAGCCGTTCCTTTTTCCGCCTTTCGAACGACATACCAATCACATTGACGTAACATACCGCCCGCTAAATCTTTTTCGGTATTTTTTAAAGAACTTTTTACACCTAAAATAACAACTTGATTACCGTTTTTATCCTTTACTAAATCCCCTTTTTTATAGCTTCCATCTTCCGCGTCGTGGTCGTAAGTTTCGTTAACGTCACTTAAGGTTTTAGCCTTTCCGTCGGTCGTATAGAATCTCGAATCGTAATTAGGTGAATCTGCTACTTCTGTAATTCCCAATGCTTTTTTTTCTTCTTCGGTCGATAACCTCAAAAAATTTGATGGGTAATTGATTTCTCCGATAGTAAAAGGAGAATCTAGCGGTAAAAGTGTTCCGTCGGATAGTTTAAAAGCCATATCTATATATTACCTCGCTCTTGCAAATTTGAAAGGAGCTTCCGCAACAGCCCAATAAAAATAAATACCAGAACCCGCATTTACAATATCAAAACCACTTCTCATTTTAAAACCCGTAGCTAAAAAATCTACTCGCACTTGTGAAGATTCATTTTCTGAATCACTAGTATCTGATCTTAAATACTCGTCTACTACATTTGTAGTACTTCTTACCGCGTCATACATAACCCAATGATTTCCACTATCCGTTCTTTTAATTATTAAAAAAGCGGGTCTAAATCCTAAATCAACATAAGTTCCGTCTGAACTTCCATTTCCTCCAAAAATTCCATATTTACTAAAACCTTGTACGGAACTAAAAATGTATCCAACATAAGTACCTCCGCTTGTATTATTATTAGAATCCGTTGCCATATTAATAACGCTAGAGGTAGGTTGACTAGGAAAAAATGCGTCGTAATCTCCATCACTAAAAGGATTACTTGTATTAAGTTCTCTAGCTGATTGCATATCAAAACTCGCGGCAATCCAATTATTTCCTCCGGTATCTCTTCTTTTCATTAAACAGAAATTGGGAGTTACGCCTAGTCCGTGACCGATACTTCCATTAGAACCCGTACCCGTCCAAGTGCATATTGAAAAACCCGCCGTAGTAGAGGCCCTTACTTGTGACGATATAGAGCCATCATTATTAGTAGCCGTAGAGCCACCGGCAAACCAATTCCAAGCGACATAAGTATTTCCATTTTTGTTTACTTGTTTACTGCCGCTATTAGCTCCTAAAGTAAACCCATCGGAATTAAATGCGGTCAAAAGATCGGTTTGATTAGTCGTTTCCCCATCTGTTTGTGTGTCTAAATATTTATTAGTGCCTCTAACTTGGTCGAACATATAATGAACGGCAGAAGTGTTTCTAGTTTTACCCCAAACCCAATCTGGAGAAAAATTTAAACCTGAAATAGTATTTGTAGAGCCATTTCCCGTATACAAAAGAGCATCAAAATATTTGTTGGAAGGACTAGCGGCGCAAGAGGGAAGATTTTGAGAACAAATACTTTTAAATCCTGAAGGTTGCGTATAGTTAAATGGTTGTTGACCAAAATTTACACTTCCAGTATCGTTTGAGGCTGTCGCAAAATAAACAAACGGAACCGCTCCATTAGCGGCTTGTGTGCTACTAAAATCGTAAGCCGCATTTGTTCCGTTAGCAGGGTTTCCGCTATTAAAATAGTTGCCGGATAAGTCTGTATACCAAATTTTTTTATTATCCATATCTATAGCGATGCCTATATAACCGGCACCAGTTTGAGCCGAACCTCCTGTTAAAGTTATTGCTCCAGAATCTCCATAATCTATACCATTTCTTTGTTGCCCATTATTAGTAATAAAGGCAATTTTAAAACCCGTTATATCTGCACTATTTGTATTAGAAAAACGAACTATTTGTCCGTTAGTTGCGGGGTTTGGAGAATCAGTAGGCAAAATTCCAACTTCTGGATTATCTCCACTTACTTTTAAAAATTCATAATAATATTTACCCGAAGTCATAGCCATAGTTCCGGTTACAGCCCGATCATTCGATGATTGAGTAAACTTCAAATTTCCCTCACTTAAAGTTACATTATTGGATTTATTTAGATCGTTATATGTACAAAAATTATTTGTAGGAGTATCGATAACAGAATCGTTACCGATTCCGGCACTTACAGAAAAATTATTAGCGGTAAAATTATGACCATTTCCACTCGCATCGGTTCCAAGCGCACTTACGGAACTATTATCTGAAAAATCTAGAAGATATCCGTTAGTTCCAAAAGCACCTTCATATTCTTTAGGAACCCATTGACCCGTGACCGAGTTAGTTTCTGCAAAAGAACTAGGTGTAAGTTGTAAGCCATCAATTAAATGGAATTGAGACATATAACCGTCAAAATAATTATTTAAACCCGAAGAACTATTTGGTCTTTGAACTCCCATCAAAATCCTTTTACTAGCGTGATTAGTAGATAATTGTAAATCTTGTACGGGATTTAAATTGTTTACATCAAAATTGGTGTGTTGTACGCCATTTACGTAAATTTTTACCCTATCGTCCGCCGTAGATTGCTCCGTATCGACAGCTATCACTAAGTGATACCAAGCCGTCGGGTCTCTTAAAACTCTATTAGTATCTTTAAGTATTCTATTTTGACCTGTGCTTGCTTCTTGCGCGAGTACTCTTAAATTTTCTCCATTTCGAATACTTATTGAAAATTGTCGAGAACTATTGCTATTTGCTCTTTGTTGCCATATAGTCCCGTTCGCATCTGCCTTTCCTCTTTTAAACCAAAAACTAAAAGTAAAGGTTCTTCTATTACCAGTACTACTCGGCGTTCTAGTTAAATAAGTTGCGTCGCTAGGGTCAAATCTTAAACTTCGATCTACTTCAAAATCTACGGCTCCACTAGCGCCTAATCTGATTGAATCGAATAAAGCCATCTATTTAACGTCTAAAGAAATCGCGCAATGGACCACGTTTGTGTCTTTTATTACATAATCTATTCTATCTACCGCATTTGCCGCTGTCGATAAAGTAGGAGCCGAACCACCAACAAATTTGTAATCGGCGTGAAAAGATAAAGTTCTAGAGCCTGTTCCATCTTGAGTAATAAAAATAGAACCCGATTGTCCTACCGAAGTTCCGGTATTACTTGGGTCTCCGAGAGTCCTATTACCTCCTAAAGTAACAGCTTGGTGAATACCGGTATTAAAATCTACTGTAATCGTCGAACCATCGGATAAAGTATGTAGAGATGCGCTACATTTAGCATTAGCTCCAAATGCCAATCCGGTAGTCAAGCTTAATAACGAACTAGCGGTATCAGCCGCGTCTGATCTAAGTAAGGTGTCATAATCAGAAGCACCGGCGATAGTTCCTCCAATAAAGTTTCCAGAACCGTTTATACCTTTAGTTATACCATCAACAAAAAAACCTCCATCAGCCCTTATGTATCTTGGAGTATAAATATTAGCAGTTGATTGATTATTAAGTCTTAACCAACTTGTATCTCTAACACCAATTTCCCCTACTAATGTTGTTCCGTTATAAAACTGAAGATGATCTGGAACATTATTATCTGCTTTTTTAATATGTAATTCAGTTTGTGCCGAACCATCACCTATCGTAAGAGTTCCTGTCATGGTGTCAGAAGCGTCTGACCTTAAAAACTGCGTAGAATCTAAACTATCTAAAGTTGCTGCGTTGCCACCGTCAGCAGAAGTTATAAAACCAGCACCATTGGTTAGCTGGTTTGTGTTAGTGACATTTGTAGCACCCGCAGCAATGCCGTCTAATTTTGAATGGTCTGCATCAGTAAAATTATTGTCGGTTTGAGAAGCAACAGAGAAATTTAATTTACCACCCGAATCACTATAAGTAACTGAAATACCTGATACTGTATTACCTGACACCATACCCCCAACAATATCTTCTACCTGTTCCTGAGTAAGAGTAGCAGTAATATAGCCAGCCCCATTAGTAAGCTGATTATTATTGGTGACATTAGTAGCAGAGGCAGCAATTCCATTTAATTTAGATAAAAGAGCATCGGTAAAGACATTACTATCAGAAGCATTGCCAACCAATGTTCTAATTTCAGCAGCAGTTTGGTCTGCGGTGGCTCCATCCTCTACGTTAATCATTGTGCGTAGATTAGCTGGTGTTATTTCTTCAATAACTCCTGCACCACTAGAGTCTCTTCCTAATATTCTATTTGTAGCAGAAACATTTTGAATTTTTGCATAAGTAACAGCGTCATCTGTTATTGAAGCAGTAGCTATTTGACCAAAAGACATAACACCGCTACCATCTGTTTTTAAAACGTGGTTAGCCGATCCATCAGCAGAAGGTAAAGTAAATTCAACACCAGCAGATAAGGTATCAACAGGTTTAAATTTTAAAAAGTTAGCTGTTGTTCTATCTCTAAACATCAACTTACTGACAGCAGCAGGTGTACCCTGTATCGTCATTCCTTCTGTACCAACTAAAACTCTTTGGACAGGTGTACTACTTTGATCGTATAAAGCAATAACTTGATTTTGATTTAGAAAAGCAACAGAAGCCCAAGTTGTAGTACCACTTCCATCGGTTTGTAAAAATTGGTTATTACTTCCCGAAGTTGGGGGAAAAGTAAGAGTATAACTTGCTTGCCCCGACTGATCTTGTGGAGCGGCTAATTTTACATACTCTGTATTTCTACCAAGTTGTAGACCAGTGCCGTCTAAAATTGATCCGAACGCTCCAGAAGCACTTGTAGAAGTTTTAAAAGTAATTGTTGCTTGAGAACCAGGTGAAATTACAGGGTCATTGTTACTAGAATCTCTATTTAATTGGAGATCATGTACTACAAAAGTGTCTCCTGAGTGACTCGGAAAAGTAGGTACAGTGCAATCGGCATTAGCGTTAGTTGCTATAAATCCATTGAGATTATGTTGAAATAATTTACCTAAATTAACTGCATTATCAGCGATTTTGGCTGTTGATATAACCCCACTATCAATAGTAAAAGTATCGCCACCATTGCTGACAGTAATATCTCCTTTGTCTCCATCGTCAATTCCACCACCACCACCTGATATTTCAGCTACCGATCCATTATCCTTCTTAGTAAAAATCTTACCAGTATCCGTTCTTATCGCTAATTCACCGACACTTAAATCACTAGCACCTGGATCGCTACCGCTTCCTCTTTTAAGCTTAATTGTGTTAGACATTTACTTACCTCCTTATGGTTTGATTCTAGTAAGTACCTCCGTCTATGTCGAACCCAGAAGTAGAACCATCTTCTAAAAATGTAACCAAATCAGATAATGCTACTTGAACCATTGTTCCTGCGTCATTTATCACCATGCGGTCAGCAGTGGCAAGTGTTGTTGAAGTGGCTGAAGTACCACCGTCTACAATATTTAATTCAGCAGTTGTAGATGTTATGCCATCAAGAACATTAATTTCTGAGGCAGTGGATGTAACTCCATCTAAAATATTTAATTCAGCAGTAGTTACTGTAGCTCCATCTAATATCTGCACTTCAGTAGCACTAAGGTCAGCTAAAGAGTTAGCCGTTGTTTGGCCCATTGTCGCTAGTTCTGTAAGTTTATCCGAGTGAGGCTCGACATCCGTTCCAATAACTAGCCCTAATGAAGTTCTCGCAGCAGAAGCACTGGTAGCACCTGTACCTCCATCACCCACTGCTAATGTTCCAGTAATTGAACTTGCATCAAGTTTTACAGCTATTTCAGAAGATTCAATAACAAGTCCACCATTAGCCTTAAGATCGACAGAAAGTGTATTACCTGACTTATCTAAACCATCTCCAGGTGTAATTTGACCCGCACCAGAGAATTGTGCAATCGTAAGGTTATTAGTACCAACAACAGCAGATCCTTTATTAGAAGTACAAACAAATCCGTTATCAGCATTGACAGTTCCCTGTTCAACAAAAGTAAAAAATCCAGCAGCATCAGCACCAGCAGCTAAATCATCTGCCCTGGCTGGCGATGATCCAACTACATAAATACCGTTTTCTGAAGCAGTTGATTGGTTTTTGACAAGTACACGATCATTTGTTGAAAGAGTTACACCATCTAGCGTGTCTCCATTATTTAACGCAGTAGATATTGTTATGCTTGCTGTAGTAGCTGCCACACAAGAATCTTTAACATCTAATCCCTGTGCAGTAGCCTCAACAAACGACTTGCTTGCTGCATCACTGGCATTTACAGGGTCAGCAAGGTTTGTAATTGTCTGGCTATTCATTGAAACTGAACCTGTTGGTGCAGCCATTTGATCTAATCTATTTGCTTGAACACCTGTATCAAAATCACTTATTTTTGTATGAGCTAACGAAGGTACATCAGCAGCTACCATAGCTCTGAATGTTGCAGCACCATTACTACCATTTGGTGCAGCTAAAAATGTATTTTGTGTTCTACTTGTAAATAAATCAGCAAAACTACCGCTTCCACCAATCGGTTCAATGGTTGTAGCTGATCCACCTGATCCACCCGTTCCAATACCAACAAAGAGTTTCTTACTGCCTTCAGCAAAAGCTAATTCAGCATTTTCTAAGCTACCTGGTGCTGAAGATCCTGTAGATCGTTTGATTCTAATTGTGTTAGCCATTGTTAAAAGTTGCCCCCATCGACAAGTGTAAGTTTGGTAGTTGTTGCATCTGCTTTAAATTTAGCAGAAGTTGAGTCGTAGTAAACAACAGAGCCGTCAACTTTAGCTGTTTCATCTAACTCTATACCCTTCGGCCCTGCTGGGCCACGAGTTGCTACTGTTACAACAGTGCTATCACCTTCATTTACTGTAACAGTATTTTTTGTAGTGGTGATGTTTACTGAAGTCATGCAGTGTAGCCCTCACTCATAAATATATTACCCTCTAAATAGTACTCTTTTAATCCGTTTGTATCTGTAAGTAATACATCATATTTTAAAAGTTCTGGGGAAAAAGTAGCAGTTTGCGTATCTGTAAGTGCTATATCTATTTTTCCATTAGCTCTATCTGTGTAAGTAATCCCAAAGTCAGCATATTTTGTGGTACGAGTTTCTTCCCAAACCTGTGCCTCTACAGTGTATCCTGTTAAATCTATTGCAGCATTATTTGAATCTTTAAAAACAAGTTGAATATTATGATCTGACCTCCTTTGAACGGTCATATTGTATGTTCCAGGAGTGATTGCCATTAACTATATGGAGATGTGCCTAGTATATCAGTTTTCCATTGTGCTTTGAGTGCTGCTTCGTCTGAAGCTGCCTCAATACCAGAATCAGCAGGAGCATCTCTTAATGCCTGTTTTTTAGCAACAATATCTGTTGTTGACGCACCAGTTTCTAATGCTTTTTGAAATTCAACATCAAGCTCTGCAAGTTTTGGTGCTCTTGCTTCTCTTATGTTTGTTTTGTGAATTTCTCTGGCTTTTGCCATGTCAATACCAAATCCCATTTTTTACTCCGTATAAGTCCAGGCATCTCTAAAACTCCTATCAGTAGGAACTGAAGATGCATTTACAGTATAAACTGGCCTATCTTTTGGGCAATCTTTATCTCTTATTTGCTCTAAAGTTAGAGGACAGTTGTCTGAAGGACAACATATTGATATACCTCCGTCATCTCTTGTGTAAATAAATCTGTAATCAGAGTTTGCCATAAGCCTTTTCTTTTAGTATATCAAAAAATTATTAATC